ACTTTAAGGTGTGTACCCAAAACTACACAGTTGAAAACACACCGAAATGGTCAGTTGGACATAGTGACGAATGGCAATACAGGACGAAGGACGAAGTTGATGAGTCCTCCGAGTCATAAGGAAGCCTGTAAGCTATTTTGGATTGTCAAAGGACATTTAAATACCAGTGATGAAACCATCTACAGTTGCTATGATTCATACTTTAAAAGAATATGGTATGATTTGGAAGGACAATCTGCTGAAGATCTAGGATACTTGGACGGTTTTGAGGAAGCATACGCAAAGAAATTGGTAAAATAACACTTGACTTTATTTTAGTTTTACCGTATAATGTAAATTAAACAAGGAGATTCACATGAGTGATAGAGTATATGGACAGGACGAGAAAGCTAAACTGGAACGTCTTGTAAACGAAGGCGCACAGGTACTACAAGAAGTACAAGACCTTCAAGAAGGTTTGAAAGAAACTGTAAAAGCAGTAGCAGAAGAACTTAATGTAAAGACGGCATTAATCAACAAGGCAATTAAGGTAGCACACAAAGGCGATTGGCACAAAGTTGCTGACGAGTTTGAAGATTTAGAAACTCTAGTTGCAACAGTTGGCAAAGACAAATAGTTAAATACATTATAAGACGCCTAGACCATAATGGTGGGCATGTAGAAAGGTTTCGTTGGCCATAAGCAACGTGGAGATGAGATGAAGTTTAATACAAGTACATTCTATTTTTCGCACCCATGCCCCATTAGGCATGGCACACTTCCAAGAGAATCATTTAAAGACAAAGAAATTGTTGATTATTTTCTTAAATTCAAAGAAACACAACCAAACAATGATGTAGCACAACACGGATGGAGAACAGATTCATTCATCCATATGGAACACGCAGAAGTTTTACAAGAATTACTAGATCAAATACATCTTTGGTATTGTAATAACATCTGTAGACCAAGAGGTCCAGAGTTCATAGCCCAAGATATAGCACATTTTACAGATACAAAGGATCTTGTGATAGACGCTAACATATGGTTTCAAGAATCACTTCCTGGACAGGTATGTCAACAACATGATCATGGAACACTGGCTAGGTTTAGTTGGGTGTATTACCTAGATGTTGAAAAGGATCCTGCTCCGTTGACTTTCGTTGAACGCAAACAAGTTGGTGATGAGATAATGAATGCCGGAGAACAACACCTAGCAGTTCATAATAAGATGATTGTGATGTTTCCGTCTTTTATACATCACTTGGTAAAGCCAGCAATGGACAAAAGATACATACTTGCTGGTAATATAAATGATATTACTTTTGGAGTTGAAAAATGAGTTATGTTGATGCTTATTTTGATAGAGATTCTGACATCATAAGGGTCGTTGAACGTAATGACGGTAAGAGACTTTACACGGAATATCCTGTAAAGTATACTTTCTACTATGATGATCCAAGAGGTAAACACAAAAGCATCTATGGTGATCCTATTACTAGAATTGTAAGCAAAAGCACAAAGGATTTCCGTAAGGAACTTGCTATCAACAACAAACGTAAATTGTTTGAAAGTGATATCAATCCTATCTTCCAGTGCCTAAGTGAAAACTATCTCAATCAAGATGCTCCTAAATTGAATGTAGCGTTTTTTGATATTGAGACTGACTTTGATCCGGAGCGTGGATTTGCTGATCCAAGTGACCCGTTTATGCCTATAACGGCAATCACTGTACACTTACAATGGATGGATGCTCTAATCACACTTGCTCTTCCTCCCAAGACACTTACAATGGAACAGGCAAAAGAGGAGTGTAAAGAGTGGGGACAAGAAGTAATTCTGTTTGACAACGAAGGTGATATGCTTGAAGCATTTCTTGATTTGATTGAGGACAGTGACATACTTACAGGTTGGAACAGTGAAGGTTATGATATTCCTTATACGGTAAATAGAGTTAGTAGAGTACTAAGCAAAGATGATACTCGGCGTTTTTGTTTATGGAAACAACTTCCTAAAAAACGTGAGTATGAAAAGTATGGCAAATCAGCTGAAACCTATGACCTAGTAGGCAGAGTACATTTAGATAGTTTAGAACTTTATCGTAAATACACATATGAAGAAAGACACACTTACAGGCTTGATGCCATCGGTGAACTTGAAGTTGGTGAAAAGAAAACTGTGTATGAAGGTACGCTCGATCAACTTTATAACAATGACTTCCGAACATTCATTGAATACAACCGGCAAGACGTTGCACTACTGGACAAGCTGGACAAAAAACTAAGATTCATTGATCTAAGTAACGAACTGGCCCACGCAAATACTGTTTTGCTACAGACCACAATGGGTGCTGTCGCAGTTACAGAACAAGCAATCGTTAATGAAGCACACAGACGTGGCATGAGAGTTCCTAACAGACCAAAACGTGATCCAGAGGCAAGCACAGCCGCTGGTGCTTATGTTGCCTTTCCTAAAAAAGGACTACACAAATGGATTGGTTCGATGGACTTGAATTCACTGTATCCATCTGTGATTAGAGCATTGAATATGGATCCGGCAACCATCATAGGACAACTACGCCCTACACTTACAGAAGAATATCTAAACGAAGCCATGAACTTACAAAAGAAATCCTTTGCTGGTGCTTGGGAAGGTAAGTTTGGCACACTTGAATACGAAGCAGTAATGGACGAAAAACGTGACGTTGCTCTTACAGTTGATTGGGAAAACGGCACAGAAGATGTGCTTAGTGGTGCTGAGATTTACAAGATAATCTTTGAAAGCAACAAACCGTGGATGCTTTCTTCCAACGGAACAATCTTTACAACAGAACACGAAGGTGTTATTCCTGGATTGCTAAAACGTTGGTATCAAGAAAGAAAAGAACTACAGGCACAACTTAAAAAAGCCAAGGACGCAAACAACAAGATTGAAATAGAATACTGGGACAAACGACAATTGGTTAAGAAGATTAACCTAAATAGTTTGTATGGTGCTATCCTAAATCCAGGTTGTAGATTTTTTGATAAACGTATTGGTCAATCTACTACACTATCGGGCAGAACCATCGTAAAACACATGTCAGCAGAAGTAAACAAGGTAATTACAGGAACATATGATCACACTGGTGATGCTGTAATTTACGGAGATACTGACTCCGTTTACTTTAGTGCTTATCCTATTCTTAAAAAGGACATTGAATCAGGAAAGATTCCTTGGTCAAAGGAAAATGTTATCACACTTTATGATCAAGTTTGTGAGGCGGCGAATTCAACGTTTGAAAAATTTATGGCTGAAGCATTTCACTGTCCTAAGAGTAGAAGTGATGTCATTGCCGCTGGTAGAGAAATTGTCGCTGAAAGCGGATTGTACATTACAAAGAAACGTTATGCGGCATTGGTGTATGACTTGGAAGGTTTTAGAGCTGACACTGAAGGTAAGCCAGGTAAAGTAAAAGCTATGGGCTTGGACCTGCGTAGATCAGATACTCCAGTATTCATGCAGGAGTTCTTGAGTGAACTATTGCTTATGGTGTTAACTGATAAAACTGAAAAAGAAGTATTGGATAGAATTACAGAATTTAGGCAGGACTTTAAACAACGTCCTGGTTATGAAAAAGGATCTCCTAAGAGAGCAAATAAGATTGGACATTATCAGAGATTAGAACAAAAACAAGGTAAAGCAAACATGCCTGGACACGTAAGAGCAAGTATCAACTGGAACACGTTAAAACGTATGAATGGTGACAAGTACTCGCAAGAAATCGTTGACGGTATGAAAGTTATTGTTTGTAAGTTAAAACAGAATCCATTAGGATATACAAGTGTTGCTTATCCAACAGACGAATTGCGTTTGCCAGAATGGTTTAAAGAACTTCCTTTTGATGGAGATGCTATGGAATCAACCATCATTGATAACAAACTAGATAACTTAATTGGTGTGTTGAACTATCATTTGGAAGACACTAAACAAAACAATACATTCAATAATTTATTTGACTTTGGAGATTAAAACATGTTACACACGATTCAGGAACTGATGGATAAGGTAAGTGCTATGCACGGATTGGCTGTCCAAGCACATAGAGAAAAATACAAAAGCCATACAAAGGAATATGATGTAGACAAAGTGTCACACCTTGTGGAACAAATACAAGCTATGGCAGGAGACATTTATAATGATAGAACACCACATCCGAAGCTGGTGGCAAAGAAGGAGAAGAAGTGAAGATAAGTTTAATAGGATACGGATTTGTCGGTAAGGCTGTCCATGAAGTTTTAAAGGATCACTATGATGTAAAAATAATTGATCCTCAATATAACGAAAATACTATCAATGACGATAGTGACGGTTATATAATTTGTGTTCCTACACCTACTACAATATCAGGAGCATGTGATATGACCATAGTAGAAACAGTTGTAAAAGCATGTCCTAAAGATAAACCAATTTTAATAAAAAGCACAATTAGTTTAGAAGGCTGGCGTAAGGACATAGTACCTCAAGGAAAAGAAATTACATTTAGCCCTGAGTTTTTAACCGCGGCTAATGCCAACGAAGACTTTGAAAAACAAAAGTTTATGTTGTTCGGTGGCGGCAATGTAGAATTTTGGAACGACATTTTTATTCTATGTAAAGGTTTTGAGCCAATTTATGCCACAGTAGAAGAATTAATTTTAACAAAATACCTAAGAAATAGTTTTTTAGCAACCAAGGTTGCTTTCTTTAACGAAGTTTATAATTTGTGTGAAAAAGCAGGCATAGATTACAATCAAGTTAAGGCATTGGTAGGAATGGACGAAAGGATTACACATAGTCATATGAACGTGCCTGGTCCAGACGGCGACAGAGGATTTGGTGGAGCATGTTTTCCAAAGGATACGAAAGCCCTTATATATTCCGCAAATGTTCTAGACGCTATACTACCAACATTACTCACTGCTATAAAAAGTAACGAAGAAATAAGGAAAGACAAATGAACATTTTAATAACGGGTCACGAAGGTTTCATAGGAGGAAATTTGTGGAACAGACTCTCAACAAAACATGATCTACTTGGTTTAGATTTAAAAAGCGGAGATGATATTTTAACTTGTGATTTACCTCATCCAAAGGTAGTGGAAATGGTAATACATCTGGCAGGTATAGGCGGAGTCAGAGAAAGTTTAGCAGATCCTCAAAAATATTGGAATAATAACGTAGAAGGAACAAAGAGGATATTAAATCATTATCCTAATGCTAGAATATTGGTGGCAGGATCTAGTTCACAATATGAACCACATCTAAATCCGTATGCGGCAAGTAAAAATGTGATCGAATATATCCCACACGATAATGTATGCTTTATGAGATTTCATACGGTATATGGTCCTACTCCTAGAGCAAACATGTTTTTTGACAAATTGCTTAACAACAAGCTAGAATATGTTACGCATCACAAAAGAGATTTTATACATATTGAAGACTTGATGGACGCTATAGAAATAATAATGGATAGTAAAACTGTTGGTCCTATAGATGTAGGTACGGGACATTGTGTAAGCATCCAAGATATTAGGCCTGACCTTCCGGTAAGAA